AAGAGCGTCAGGATTATTATCTGATCGGTCTGGCTCATGAATTGTAACACTTTTAGATTCCTCTTTTACAACAGGCACATAATCAGTGTCTAGAATATTTGCTAGGTTTTTATCTACATTACTCATGTTATATTTGGATAATATGTAATACTCTCGTCAAACCCAAATGCATTATTCGGACTAGCGTTGTTAGGATTTGGTGTTACTTGTAAATTCATTATCTTATTATCTGTATCCGCAAAAGAGGATATTGTGTATGAAGCATTAGAAACTGCGCCAGTTAATTTAGTGTTAGTCTTAAGAGCGCCAGCTATATCCGTTACAAATAATTGTTTAGATGTGTTACTCCAATTACCAACAAATCCACTAGCATTTGCTGTTGAACGTTTAGTTCCAACGAAAACAAGTTCACCAATTTTGTATTCACCTGAACCAGAACCTAAAGTTATTATCTGCTCTTTCTTTTGTAGCGAAGTGCTATCAAAAGTATTTGCAATAGCCTTACGAATAATCTTAATATCATCATTAATATAGCCATACAAAAATGCCTGTACTGTGAATGTTAAATTCCAAACAATTACTCTTGTAGATTCTTTATCAGAATCAACTCTATTCTCATATGATATTGATTCTAAAACTATTGGTACATTAACAACATCATTTTGTATACCAGTTAGATTTAATGCTAACGTGTAATCTGGTGTAAAGTATGGTAGAATTTGTTCAATTAATTGTGACCCATCTTCTATGTTACGAACATATATGTTTAAATCAAAAGCAAAATTGTATGGCGCGGCGCGAACCGTCGTAATTTTATTACCATCTTGTCCTGGTGAAAACAGTTCATTATAATTAGATATTTTTCTTAATGGATCATATGTTATAGAAACCATCTCAAAAGCCATTCTAGGCAAATCGATTAAAGTTTGTTTCGCCAAATTAGGATCTTGAGTTATGCGTGTATAATACTTTTCTTTGTTAGCATAAGTTAATGGAACTGTTACTCGTTCAATCTCAGTATCACCATCTTTTGTATAGCGATATAATTTTAAATTGTTGAACATTGTACCAAATGCTACAACCAATTTTCTAGTTGTTCTGTGATAGAAATGTCTAGACGATAGCATTATGGTTCACCAAACGGATTGTTTTCAGTAAAATCTATAAAATCAGATGCTTCGGTTTGAATTCTAAAATTATCATCATACAAATCATTTGCGTTTTCTTGATCATTTAATGATACTATTGTCCATTGGGCGCTGCTATTTGTACCAACTATTGCCCCAGCAGCAAATTCACCTTTAATATTTCTAACTTTTAAGATTCGAGTAGACTTATCCCAACCTGCAACATAACCTTTGGCTGTTGCTGCAGCTAATGAGTTGCCCTGATACACCAGCTCATCTTGTTTAAATGTGCCAGTTCCACCAGCTGCCAATGTAAAATCAATCGCAAACGCAACTATGTCGGTGATGTTATCTATTTCTTGTATACCAGTTTGAATCAATTCTCCATTGTACTTGAAGACTTCGAGATTTAATCCATACATGTATGGCGCAATTTTACCTGCTTGGAAAAAGTTTTTTTCTTCTTCAACAAAACGAATTTCCATTAATTTTTGTTGAACAGGGAGCCAAATTAAATCGCCTTCTTTTGGGAGATTGCGGACAGTTGTTGGAACATATCTTTCGAAGGTGCGACGAGCAACTGCTACCTTCGCAGCTTTTTGAATTTCTAAACCAAATTTACCGAAAAATTCCTGATTACCTTCGAAGTCATTAGAAGTCTCGAGATACATCTCAATAGAATATGCTTGTGTAAATTTCTTCACAGGATCATCACCAAATAATTCATCGGTACTAGAATGTGAATCTCTAGGAATATAGTATATGTCTATTCCATGGTTTTTAATTGATTCGATTATTAAATCTTCAACTAAATGTTGTTCACGCGTTGCGTTTTGATTGTTGAAGTAAACACTAGTGCCCATATGTCACCCCACAAGCATTTGTGGTGGTAGTTCGTATTCTTCTCTAAGTTGCGCGTCTAAAAGAGCAAGTTCTGCGACTGCATCATTATAAATTTTTTCGCCATTAACAACCAATCCACCTGGCAAGGTGTAATTAGTATATTTGTTAATATTATTTCCCCACTGTAATTTAAATAATGCAGTGGTGTATGATTTTATCCATGAATCATTAAATACTTTCGTATATGTTGTTGGTTCTACGATTCTTGTTGCTTGAAAAACAATGTAATCACCAACAGCCAATCTACCAGTCCAATCCATATACAAATTAACCTTGTTCGTTTTCTTGTTAAACGTGAAAGGTATTTCTCCAGTGACAATCATATCAAGCATTGCCAAATGTTCTCTTGCGATAACATAATATGTGTATGAACTTGATAGTAGGTTATAGAAATCATTAAGTCTAATTTGATAATTAATATCAAATATATTAAAACCTTGAGAACTTTCTGAGCTGATTGAACCAGAACTGACTGGGAGTAATCTTGTTATTCCAACAATATTGTCTGAAACTGTAATGTATGTGTTAGAAATATCACCAGCAGTAACTTGATGTGCAAGGTATATTTCTTCTGTTCCATCATAATGGAAATCTCTAAATTTTTGCAATGCGTCATCAATGCGATCATCTAATTGATCATCGTCAACATTAATGTCGATTACAGGAAATCCTAATTTCCTTAGAGCATAATCTTTTAATTGTTCTCGAGAAGCTGGTGATGCCATTAATGTTACCTTTTAGTGTATCATATATTTATGATACATCTGCTTCGACGTAAAATCGCAATGTTTTTGATGTTATAACAGCACCGCTAGCATTACGAATTTCCAATGTAGAATTTAATGTCTTAGTTACTGTTCCTGAAGTAGAAGAAACATCTAAACGCCAATTTCTAGTTGCATTTAATTGTAACGCAGAACCAGTTCCTGCGTTCACAGAGAATGAATCTCCTGTAGGCGCATACATATATGCATAATAATTTCCGACTGAACCACTACCCAACTTCCAGGTAAAACTTGTAAAATTGGTTGTTCCTATATTATGTGTTGAGTAATAATATATTGCTGTACCATCATCATTTAATTGAATGCCAACCCTTGCTGATGATAAACTGGGATGAGTCGCCGCAGCCCTATTTAACATTATATCATATGTACTAGCATTATAATTGCTCAATGTGGCGTGCACGCATTCACTATTCAAAAAATTTAATATAGTTATCGGCGCCGAAATAGGGACACTTGGTACATTGTCATTAGCGTCAACTATGCCAGCATTTTTTAAATATGCTAATAAATTGCCAGCAGAACCTTGCGGCGAAAATTCAGATTGAATTTCACTAAATTTTAATGGATCTGCGCCACTTGCACTGCTTTGCAAAGTCATTCTTATTTTCCTTGAATGCTGTCAATTCTATCGCTAAGTTCTTTGATAGACTCAATTAAAATTGGAATTAATTTATCATAATTTACTCTCATATATCCATCTTCATGAGTGTAAACCATTGAAGGATATAGTTGTTTTATTTGATGCGCCAACACACCTATTTGCACTTCTTCGCTATCGCTCACACCAATATTTTTTGCTATGTTATTCCAAGTAAATTCAACACCACTAATATTCTTTATTTTATCAGTAGCATTTTGAATATTGCGTATAACATTCTTTAAATTTGCGTCAGAAGTTGCAGCAAAATCTGTGGCAGTTACAGTTCCAGTAGAAGGCACAAACGATAGTTTAGTTGAACTTACTGTAACTCCAGAAAGAGCACCACTTGTTGCTGTAGTCAATAGTGGATAGTGTGTAGTGCCAGATGTTGTATCATTTGTAATTGATCCAGCCGATCCTGTTGCACCTGTTGCTCCTTGAATACTAGCACCATTGGTTCCATTGGTTCCAGCAGTTCCTTGTGCGCCTGTTCTACCTTGTGCACCCGTTGCTCCTTGAATACTAGCACCATTAGTTCCATTGGATCCAGCAGTTCCTTGAGATCCAGTAGATCCTTGAATGCTGGCGCCATTATCT